CAATTATAGCATAGCTTGACAAGATGTTCAAATGTCTGTAGAATAACTCTGTCAGGGTTGAAGGTAATATAGCTTAACTACTTTTAGTATTATAAAGCTTCTCTAGAAGATCTCTAGCATCATCAACAGAAGAAATATATCCCATCTCTTTACTGATATCTGGATGAGACTGTTTGAACCCTACATTGACAACATGTTTGTAAGTTTCAATGATGTCTTCATCTTTGACTTCACTAACTGTAATGATCCTTGAAGTTTCAAGTAAAAACATTTGATCAGTAGAAAATTTTATCCATGGTTCAAATTTATACCCAGAGGGTATATTCGTTCCAGGGGAACGAATTTCTACACAGATAACTGGGTTATCTAGCATAACATGTTCAGGATTAGTTTTATCAATAATGATAAGACAAAGAACTTCTTCACCACTGATAAGTTTTACTGAAGCGTAAAACTCATCGTATAAATCATCAGATTTTGACTTGAATGATTTCATAATTAAACTTCTCCTCGTTGTAGTATTTTATACGTTCGATGAGATGGTTGAGTGTATAGTTTGATCTTGACCCTTTTTTACAATCGTCTGCTATATCGTATAGTGTTGCTTTGATTTTATTTTCGCTTTTTCTCAGTACTCTACCGATTGATTGTAGTGTCCTAATTCTGGACTTGCTTGGAGATGAGAAAATAACGTTGTGCAAGTTCTTGATGTTGATGCCAGTTGAGAATGTTCCGAAAGAAGCAATGATGATTGCGTTGTTTTCCTTTTCAGTAATTCTTCTGACTTCTTCTCTTTCTTCAACGTCCACGCCACCGTGAACGAAGAATACTCTTCGATCACTAGTATTTATGAGGTCATAAAGAACCTGTCCATGTGCGGAGACCCGACTAAAAAGGATCAAAGTATTTCCTTTAAGATCGTGTGCAAGATTTTTAATAAACTTGTTTCGTTTTTCGTGTCCAATTAAATATTGAACTTCATCTTCATACGTTTCAAATTTTTGTGGATCATGTTTTAGAAGTAAAACTTTAATACCTAGTTTAGCTAAGTATCCAGCATCTTGCAATTCTTTTGTATTGATAATTTTATATGATGGACCAAACAATCCTTCAAGAACCCACTTATGGGTTTGTGTTCCATCTAGAGTTCCTGTAAATCCATAGCGATACTTTGCATCACCAAGTTTTGTCATGATACTAATCAGTGACTTAGATTTGAATTGATGAGCTTCATCACCAATTACAACCTGATATGGTGCAAACCATTTTCTATCCATTTTATAAATGGACTGCCAGGTTGTAATAACAACACTTTTATCAGTTATTCGTTCTTTACCTGAATAAATTTTGTGGCAGTTTCCTTCAGCGTCCCAACCGTAGTCTTCAAAATCCTTGTACATCTGTTCAACAAGGGATGTTGTAGGAACCACAATTAAAACTCTCCTTCCTGCTTCTGCATGATATCTACAGACAGCATAGATCATTAAAGACTTGCCAGACCCCGTAGGACTAATCAGAAGACGCCTGTTACGCCTCAAAGCGTCATAGATACCTTCTAGTTGATAATCGCGTGGAGGGTACTTGGAGACGCTTGTAACGTAGTCTTTGACGCCCTCTTCAGACACCATATCATTTTCTTCATACGGTAATCCGTAAAATTTATTATTTTCAAATTCAAACGTATAATTATATCGTTCACAAAAAACTTGTAGTTTATCAATTAGTCCAGCATAAATTTCAGACTTCTCAATGTTGAACAGTCTAATCTTTCCATCCCAGTATTTGTTTCGATACTGAGGCATAAACTTTGCATTTGGGACATCAAACGTAAATTGATCTTGCAATTCATATTTGATGTGAGGATCACATTCAATCTTCAACCAAACTTCATTCTTCTTACTTATAATTAGATCAGCCATATCCAGCAGTGAACCTTCGCCATTCAATTGCATTCTTGATTTGGTAGGTTCTGTTAGAAATCTGCTTCAGGATCTCTTCAAGATACTTCAGCATTGTGTCGTAATAATCGATCTTTAATCTTATCTTGCTGATTTTTTCGTCTGCTTCAAGATAAAGTTTTAGATCTTCTTTGTCTCTGACTTTGTATGGGAAGGGTTCGTCAATGTAAACTTGCGTTTCCGCTTTCCCCATGTAAAATTTTCTACGTTCTAAAAGAATACTACTATGCTGCTGCTCTGCTTGTTTGCGAAGCAACAGTATAGTATTATATAGTTGGTAATATTTGGCGTGTAATTGAGGTATTTTTAGACTTTCTGTATCAAGTTCGTCTTGATTTACCTCACTATCTTTTTGCCACATTTCCTGGATTACTTCCAGTGAAATACTAGACTTCTTTTCCATCAATGTCAATCAAATCAAAAATAGTATAGCGGAATGTGCAAGTTGCGCTGTAGTATTGCTGCTCCTGCAACGTTGCATCGAAAGGAATTCCCGAAAGAAATGTTGGAAATATATCTTTAAAAATTACCTTTCCAGCAGTTTGATAATTGCTGTTCAAAATTAATAATGTAGCATCAGATCTTTCACTATACGGATCATCAGCATCCGTATTTGGATAAAATCTATTTTTTGTTTGTAATTCAGAGTATTGTGCAACTGATTGTGGATAACCCAATGATGTCATCCACTGGTAGATTTGGATATAGTTTTCTAATTCCTCATCTACCATAAAGTTAATTGTCAAATCTTCATATCTAAGTTTGTCTCCTGGAACAGGAATGTCTTTTAGATATGTTGATTGTACTGCACTGCCCAATGTCATCCCTGGTAAATTTGCTTTGTTGCAAAGAAAATCTACCTTTGGACACCTATTAATAATAAGTTTGAACCCACCTAATGACAGAAAGTTTTTATTTGAAACTTGCTGTAAGGTACAAGGATTATTGGACAAGTCAGCTTCCCAAGCTAGGACTATTTAGTAGCGATATTCCTCGATCTTATTCAAAATTCTATCAATATAACTATTTGCCAAACCCTTCATGTCCATGTCATGGCGAATATGTTCCCTGTAAAGATCTTGTTTGATCTTCAAAATATCTATTTTAATTTGATCTTTCGTAAGTTGATTTCTAGGCATTGATCATCTCATCTCGTCGTGTGCTAGTTTTAAAATATAATAGATGCAATAACAAGTGAATAATAATCCACAGGAAAGTATGGTAAAAACTCCCCAAGGAAAATCACCCATTAGATCATCTCCATTGCTCTGGTTAGTTCAACATAATGGTTCATTTCATCAACTGCAATCTCAGCGATCTTTGTATCTTCCTGATGATCCCAGAAGTAATCTAGATAAGTTTCAGTTGCATGAAACTCAATACCTGCATTCAAGTGATAAGCAGACTTAGCATTAATAAAATAATAACCCACCAAAATCCAATAATAGATGAGAACCAAGTGATAAGCAATAAAACGGTCATACCAACGATCTGCACCACCGCGATTTTCCATTTCGATGAGATGTTCAGTTTCATTGACTGTCTGTGCGAAGTGTTCTTTCATCAGATAGTAATGTGCTTCCGTTCTCAAACCAAGGCTTTCTCTGAGATGAAGCACACTTAAAAAGGCAAAATAAGGTGCTCTAGCAATAGTCTCAAGCACCCAAAATCTTTGTATTGGAAGATCCTGGTAGAGAAAATCAATGATTGTTACCGTTATTCCCAATAGTACATCGTTGAGTTTTTTCATGATGGATATCCGTTATGAAGACCCCAATACACAAAATATACAATTGATCCATAAATTATTACTGCTTTTATAAGCAAGTCCATGGCAATGTCAAACTCTGCTTTACTATCTATTGGTAGACAATAAAAAAGGACCCCCTTTTGTAAGGAGGTCCTGATAATTGTGATCCAAGATCACATTAGGTTTTGTACCTTTACTCTTCTGTAGTAACGGTTGGTGTTCTCGGCAATGCGACCTGCACCAACGCCAGTTCCTTCTGCGAATGGATTTGCGACCATGCCGTAGCGTGTCTTGAATCCAATCTTTGGTTGGAAAGTATCCTGACCAACTGCACGAACCATCTGTAGTGGAACGTATGGGCAGTAGAAGATACCTGCGTCGTAAGGAGTTGAACCCTTATAACCCATGACGTAGTACTGATCTGCGCTTAGGTTTGCAGCGAATGGATCGATGTATACCTTGAAGCGACCGTTTAGAGTACCAGCAAAGGTGTTACCAGTATCATCAACGTTTAGGTTTGCAGATAGTGCTGGGGTGTAGTCTAGTTGACCAGCAGCAGCAAGTGCAGAAGCAACGTCAGCAGAGCAAAGGATGATATTGCCCTTTCCTCTACGAGTTCTCTGAGCGATAGCATTAGCATCACGCTCTAGCTGGAACATTAGACCCTTGAACTTCTCAACCATCCAACGACCGTTGGAATCAACGTCTAGATCGAATACACCAGCAGTTGCAACGTTGGTTTGAGCACCTGGTTCTGCAACTTTGTATAGTGTACGGATAATCTCGCGGTTGATTTCAGCAAGAATTTCAGTCGATAGGATGTTTGCTAGTTCAGCTTCAGCATCAAGACCGTGGATTGCCTTAAGGTCTTGTGCTAGTTCTAGCGAGTACTCAGCTTTGAGTGCTCTTGACTTTGCGGTAACGCTAACTTTCTCGATTGAGAAAGCCATCTCACGGAAATCGTTTGAAGATGCGTTATCACCAAGTGCTTCTAGTGCTTGTGTGCTGAAACCTTGTGCTACGTTGTAGTCACGACCAGCACCACCATTTAGGATCGATGGATTGGTTCCTGTCTGTGCAGTTGTACCAAAACCAACGCTGATGCCGTCGTCAGAACCACCAGTGTAATCGCCTTGGGTTAGCGAAGCAGCACTGTTCTGAGCAGAGAATGCAGAATCTGGCTCGTTGAAGAATGCTTCAGTACCGCTCTGGTTGTCGTAACGGGTTCTCATCGCAAAGATAAGACCTGTTGGACCGTTCATTGGTTGAACACCTGCTAGGTCATAAGCGACCAAGTTAGGCATTGCACGACGAATTAGGCTGATTAGAACTGGATCGAAACCAGCAACTGGAGAAACAGCTGAACCAGAGAAACCTGGGTTGCCAGTTGAGGAAGGATCAGTATTGATTGTTGGAGGTGCTTCAGTTAGGAAAGCACGCTCTTCTCTTAGAAATCTTTCTTGGTTTTCGAGAAGTTGGGCAGTAACTGCTCTTCTGTGGCTGTCCTTGATTCCATCAAGTCCTTCTGCCTCTAGAAGAGGAGCCCACTTCTTCTGCAGTGCAGCAGAATTAAACATGGTAGTTTGCTCCGTCTTGGGAAAAGTGTTTAGTGTTTACGAAAAAATCAATCAGTTGAACTTAGTCAACGCATTTAGATAAGCTGCCATCGCTGGAGAAACATCTTCAGCAATTGCGTCTTCCGAGTTGACTTCTTGTGAATTGGTTACAGGCTTTGAAGCAAAATATGCTTCACGTAGCGTAACAAGTTTTTCACGGTATTGTTCCTCACTATCAAACTCAACACCTTCAGCAAGACTTGCTAACTTTTCCTTTTGGGAAAGAGCAAGACCCTCACTTACTTCATCTAGGATGTTGTCCGAAACAGATTCCGATAAACGCTTGGTCAAAGCGATATTGGTATCAATCTGTTCGTTGAGTTTTGTCTCCATTTCATCAAGTTTCTCGACCATAGCCTCAAGAACATTATATTTTTCTTCAGGGATTTCTACATAATGCTCTTCAAAAAGGTTCTTGAGACCTGTCATAAAGGACTCCGAGAGTTCACCTCTTAGTCCTGTTTCAACCTGTAGTGCGTTTTCGTTGATCCACTCATTAGAAACATATTCTAGATATGAATCAACACGCTCAGTTAGTTCGCTCTTGATTGTTTCTACTTGCTCAACAAGAGCAGAAGCATAACGGTTCTCAAGTGCTTCTTTTAAAGAAGCAAGCTTTGAACGAACCGCTGCTTCAAAAATTGTTTTTGCTTTCTCTTCAAATTCTTCGGAAAGTTCTTCGCCTTCTAGAAGTGCCTTTACATCTTCTTCAAGATCTAATTCTTCTTCCTCTTCCTCAGGTGTTTCTTCAACCTGATTTTCTAGTTCTTCAGTCTCAGCGATTACTTCCTCTTCTTCTTGCTCAACTTCTTCGTTAGCACCACGACCATATCCAGATGCTTTTAGTGCAGCAGGACCTGGTAGTTGTACTTTACCAGAAGCGCCTTTGAATTGAACATCGCCAGACTGAGCAAAAGATGCAGAAGGTGTCTTCATCTTATTGCTGTCATCAGTTGGTTTTGAATTCTGAGGAGTTGGACCGCCAAGATTCTCGATAGAACCAGCGTCAGGTACATAATTTGGTGCCTTTGGCATTGGATCGGCAGCCTTAGCACCACGGGTTACCTGGTTTTCCATCTCATGTAGTTCGTTATTAACGGTCATTTTTTCTTTCCGAGAATACCTAGAATTTCTGTTATTATTTATAAATTATAGATTTGATAGGAAGTTTCCAAAGAGACGTAGTTTATTTGCCTCTAAGATGTCCCTGTCTACTAAAGTATTTATTGTCTTCTTAACTTGTTCACATTGGACTTCACGTAGAACTCCACCATCCCATACCCATTCTTTTCCTTCCATGATGCCATCAACAAAAGCATCAGGAGCAGAAGGATCTGCTACAATATCAGCAGCGGTTGCAAGCATAAAGTCTTCACCAACATAATTAATACCATCTCTTTGATAGATGGATCCCATTCCTCTAGAAGAAACACCAAGTTTTACACCTTCACCAATGAGTGAAGATGCAATTTTACCCATTGGTGTACTAAGAATTTGTGCTTTACCAATAAAATTATTTCCTTCTTGCGTTAATGAAACAATTTTATGTGATACACGGTCAAGATTGATCTGTGGACCATCTGGATGACCTAATTCCCCAAGAGCACGACCTTTATCAATAAAGGTTTCAGTATAACGCTTTACTTCATTCATCATTGTATCAAGCTTGTAGCAACGTCTATTACGGTTGACTACTTCAGCTTGAAGAAATGGTCCTTGGATATAAAGAGTTTTCTTACCACCTTTTTCTTCGGTGATAACTTCTACTGCTTCGATCTCTTCGGAAATTAGTTTCATCCTAGTTGAACCTCGTGTAAATGAGCAGTCGATCCAGATGAAGTTTCTGGTGCCATAACAAATACAACAGACTTTCCAACCGTTGCAATTCCAGCAAATGCAGTAATAATTCCAGTGGTATTTACATTTACTGTAATTGTTTGAGTATAATCATTCCATTGCTGTGGAGAAGAAATATTCAATACTTCTTTATGAAAAATTGCATTATTATATGCTGCAACAGAAGAACCAACTAAAGTAATATAATCACCCTTTTTAATTTTAGTATCAGGATGGTTTAAAGTTAATGTAGTTGTAGTTCCTGTTTGTATGCCAGTTACTACTGCTTGAGCTGGATGAGCGTATCTATACAAAAAATCTGTACTTGGATTTACGTGGAATGATTTTATTCCGATAGGATCTGAAGTGGTATTGCACACTCCAATATGTGCTCCTTTTCCAACATCATTAATACAAATATATAAAATGCCAGTTTTAACAATATGTGGACTTGAATTTTTAGACGTGGTATTATTTGATGTAAGTTCTCCAAAGTCTTGCACAAGACTTAGTGGTTGTGATGCGCTCATTCTCCCTCTTCGGTTTCGATTTCATCAGTAACTTCAACTTCATCTTCTGCCCCAAACAAACCATTAGCAACTGCTGGTTTGAGAGCATCAACCTTTTCACTTGCTTTTGCAAACAAAAGACCTTTGATATAATCGGAAACTTCTGATGACGGAGCATCAGAAACTACCATATCAATTAATTCTGCAGAATCCATAATTTGTAAAAATGCCTGTATTTATTTATATCTTAGCTTTTTTGATGTTTATTGTCGGTGCTTCTGTTGAACCGCCATCTTTTTTCTTTTCAAGATCTGGTTCCATTTGCCTCATGCCTAGATCGTTTTGCATTTGACCTTGCATGATTGCATTTTGAGTTTCTAACGGAACACCAATACCCATCTCATTTTCATTTTCCATTTCTTCTTCCATTTCCATGATCTCTTCATCTGTTTGGCGAAGAACTTTACGCTTTACATAATCTCTTGAATAATATGTTCCAATATATGGTTCAATAGCAACCATCAAATTGAGACGCTCATTCATTAGTTCAGTATCTTTGAGTTCTGCAAAATGATTATCGTAAATATAATCAAATTGAATGTGCTCTGCCATTTGTTCCCAATCTTCTGGGGTAACAATGTTTTTTAAGATGAGTTGTGTTTTTAGAAGATCTAAAAATAGAGCACTAAAACGCTTTCTTAAACGACCCACAAATTTACTGAACATCAGTTCATCACGTAAAATTTCGGATGAACGACCTAAGTTAAATCCACTATCTGCTCCAATTCTACTATCAGGAACGTTTAGAGATCTGTAAAGTTTCTTCTGGAAATATTCAACGTCAGTTAATTCCCCAAGATTTTGTCCACCAGGAAGAGTAGAAATTTCTGTTCCACGACCACCTTCACGTCTTGGAAGCCAGAAATCTTCTAGCATGGACATGAATTTCTTATCATCTTTGATTTCACCAGTTGATGCATCATAGACCAACTTATTGCGATAGCGAGACATAACATCACGAAGATACTGTTCCGCTTTTACCTTTGGTAGATTACCAACATCAATATAGAAAATACGACGTTCTGGAGCACGAGATAGTCTATAGATAACAAGACTATCCTCAATCATTCTTAGTTGATTGAGTGCTTTAATTGCTTTGTGAAGATATGAAAGAGTTAGATGTTTGTTTCTATCTACAAGACCAGAAGTAACATGACAAATTGCATCTTTTGCAATTTTTATTCCTTTACCAGATACTGATCCATACTTCTGAGCAACGCCTTCTGGATAGTAAGTATAAAATTCTACTACATCAGCATCTTTAGTAGAAGTAACATCCTCATTGTAAGGTCTTGCTGGTAATGCTTTTTTATCATTAGGACGAACTCTCATGAGTTTCATCTTTAAAGCATCAATGTATCTTACTTCTTTGATACCCTCATCAGGTTTTTGCAAATCAATTACTTTATGATAATACAGTCTTCCATCAACATACCAATTTCTAAAAATTTCATGCGATTTTTTATCAAATTCCAATAAATCTTTTACATATTTAAATTCATTTCTAATAACTTTTTTTAAAGAAGTGCTTACTTGAAGATTATCAAGATCAATCTCTACAGGGCTATCATTGAGATCAGAAACAATAGCTTCATTTACAACATGTTCAACGGCAGTATCGCATTCTGGATGCAATGCCATATCACGATATTTTTTAATGATATCGAATTCCGTTCTAAAAACGCCTTCAATATCTACGTATTGTCCATAAAATCCTGAAGAAAGATAATAGTCAGCCCCGTCCTCATCATTTGGAGGAACTGGACTGACTATGCCTTTAGACTTCTTTTCTTCGTCATCAATCGAAAAACCAAAAAGTTTCGCCATTATTATAAAAAACCCTTTGGTCTATTTATCAGACTACGGAATCGGTGTTTGAACCCGTATAAGCTTCCCACCACTGAACTTGTAGTGTTACCTGAAACTCTTCAATAACGTCTGCACTATCATATGAAAGTTCGATAGCACCAACTGAACTTGGCCAACAACCGTGCATCTTATATGCACGCTTTACTGGAAGTGGAGCGGCATTTTGACTACCAGGAGTTGGAACAGTGTCTGCTCTTCCTAGTTGTGTTACAACCCAGTCTGCAAAATAGTCTGCAGGATTGATTGTACCAGAACCATCTGATACTTTAATGATATAGTTTGACCACTTTTCAAATGCTTCTCTTAGTTTAAAGTCACCATCATTGATAACAGTGATTGTCCATGGATCAAATCTTCTGTCACCAGCAACTTTAAGTTGTCTGCCACGGAAAGGAACGATAACTTCAGCAATATTTGATGCTGGAAGTTGAGCACCTTTGATTAACATTCTATGTGAAGTATCACCGATTTCATCAAAAATTCCATTTCCCGATGGGAAATTCATTTCTACTTCAAATAAGTTTGGTCTAGCACCACCTTGAACAAGTCTTGACTTAAAACTGTCAATTGTTCTTTCATTATTAGGAGTGTTGAAAATGTTTGTGTTCTGTAATGGCATTGTTTTGTCCTCCTATTATCAAACGGTGCCGACGATTTCGGAGAACGAAACTCCCGTTCTCGTGGCTACGAACGTTAGACCGATAAAGTTAATCGATCTTGCTGGCTTCACGTAGATGTCAGCAATAAACTCATTACGATCAATCACGTCAGGTGTGTTATTTGTTTCATCACAAACAACAAGGAATTCAGTTACACCTCGTTTCGCTTGAACATCACGTAGGTATGGTTCAACAATATTTACAAAGTTTGATCTAGTTCCAGCGTCGTTCAATTCAAATAGTTGTGCCTTAGCAGCATTCTCAATTGCCTTTTCAATTGTAATGAATAGGCGTCTTACGTTGATGCGATCAAATGCACTTTCAAATGATAGTCCAGTCTTATCTCCAAAGAGAATAATTCCTGAACCAGGTGATGCAATGATTGGATTAATTCTGTTTGAATACAATCTATCTCTTGCATCTTGACCTGGATTGAATGCAAGTTTCACTGCAAAGTTTAGAGAACCTCTGTTTGATCCTGCTGGTGAGAACCATGGGAATTGATCTCTATCAGTTCTTACACATAGACCTGCTACATCATTTGAGCAAGGGATATATGTAAAACGCTTATTGAAGCGATCATATACGTATTGATAACCACTATCAAATACAACATACGAGGATGAAGAAAGTGGTGCAAAGAACGATAGAACGTTTGTAAGTTGTGTGCTTGCGTTTGTAATATTTACAACGCTATCTCTGTTTGGAGAAATAAATGCAACACAGTCTTTACGTGCTTCACAAATTGAAATTAGTTTATTTGCTTTTGCTTGCTCTTCTTCTTTTGACTTATAAGCACCACCCTGTAATAGGAATCTAATGTCACTGTTTACAGGATCGGCGAGTTTATCATAAGCAGTTAGAAGATCTCCAAGTGGAGCATCATAGTATCCAACTCCCTGATAATCTTTACCACCAGTTAGTCTATAAGCAGCGTTTCCTAGTGAAGAGAAGTTAATATCCTTAGCATCTTGACCCCAAGCACTTGCTGCTGCTGTAATTGGAACAACACCGCTGCTAAACCCAGAAGGACGTGATCTGGTTCCCCAGTACGCATCAGTTGAATTTACTGGAGACAGACCAGCATAAACATATTGTGAATTAGACGCAAGATAATCTTTGTAGTAGACTGATTTCTGTGGAGAAACTTCAGCATCTTTTGCCTTTGAAAGATTGCCAAACTTCTCTAGAATTGCTCCTACAGTTCCTGTTACAGATCCTGCTGCATCAATGACTACAACATTCAATCCATCATTACGTCCATTTCTCTGAGAAACGTATGAATTTGTTCCTGGTTTTGCAAGAACTGATCTCCAAGAAAGTGTAATTGCATCCGATCCACCATCAGCAACACTTGTTAAAACATTTTGCTGATCGTACCAGTCTGTTAATGACTTACCACCAGTCATAATACCAACATCACCGATGACTGCCGATGAGAACCCGATGTTTGCAGTGGTAAACTGGTATAGTGAACCCGCTTGATAATCTACTGCAGTTTCTGTGCCAAGACCAGATACATAACTTACAACTTTTACATCAACAAAACTTGCACCAATTGCAGTAACAACACCTTTTAGATATCCGCTTGCTGCTGCAGTTGTTCCAATTCCAATAGAAACTCCACTTAGTGCTTGAGTTACTGCATAACCAACTTGAATACCATGAGATCCTGTTGTAATTCCACTTGTTACAACTACTGTTGTTGAAATACCAGAAATTCTTTGATCTGCAGAAGCATCAATTACACATACCTTTAAATTTTCTGCCCAGTTTCCTGGATTTTTTGCTGCCCAGTAGAAAGAACTATCCGAAGTGTGATTGTTGTTATAGTCATCAAAATTATCAACACGTAAAGTGGTTGTTGATGCAATACCAACACCAGCATTTGAGTTGTTTAATTCCCCACCACCTGCTCTAACTACATCTAGTTGACCACCATATGATAAGAAGTTTGATGCTGCGTACCAACTTTCATAATGGTAGTCGGTTAGACCTGCACCAGGACCACCAAATACTTCTACTAATTCTTTTTCATTTGTAACTCTTACAATCTCATTTACAGGACCTTTTTTGAAAGGTGCTGCGATACCTGCAGCGACGTTTAGTGTTGCATTTACGCCGCCACGGGTTAGATCTACCTCTCTTACACGAATACCTGGAGATGCTAACTGAAGTGCCATTCTAAACTCCCTGCAGTAACCCTAATTTTAGACTAAAATTATTTATAAATTCCTGAAATCAGTGATATTCCCACATATAAGATCTATCTCCATATTCATCAACTTTCCATACATCACCATTACTATCAACTTCACCACCAAAACCATCTAATCCATCACTAATAAATCCAAATGGTGCCATATCTTGTTCAATTTGATTTCTTTGCTCTTCATAAATTCTTTTACGAACATCCTGATCTGTCATTTCTTTGAAATAATCTTGTGCAACCAACCAAGAAAAAATGACAAGACACATTGCTAAGTCATCATTACATCCTTCTTCTGCTTCAAAAGACTGTTTTCTTTGAATAAATGTTGTTAACTCACTAATAGTGTCATAGTCTGTTATAATAAGTTTGTCATCTTCAATCAAAGTTTTTAAGTTTGAGCATCCAATTTTCTTTGTAGTAGAACTCATCTTCACTCCAAGTTGAGTTTTCTTTCCAGAAAATCCAGTTCCAACAATCTGTCCAGCACGCCCACGCATTGAGCACATTAACATGTTCTCATACTCAAGATCAAAGTTTAAAATTGAAGCAACCTGATCTCCAATATCATTGACTTCACATAAAATATAAGCATTATTATAAGCTCTTCCTACTTCTTCAATAACTGATGGAAATAGCATTGGTTTGATTTCATTATTCCTATATTTTGCTACAACTTTATATGGGAAAGTCGTAATATCAAATACTACAAATGCAGAATAGTCTTTTGATACACCGCGAGCAACGTCAACCGTTATAATATAATCTCTCATTTCATCTGGTTCATTGTATATACACAGACTTCCATTATTTTTTACAGGATCATCATAAACCATCGCTTTGAGTTTAGATGGTGCAATCAAAGTATCAACAGATCCTAGGAATTCGCATTCAAATTCAACACGGAACTGTTGTTCAGAAGTGTTTGCAATTGTTTGTGCTTTCCATTTAGTGTCCCTTCCAGGAACTTCAGACCAGTGAACTTCCGTTGGAATATATTCATTCTTTTCTCTTTCGGCATCATGCCACATTCGGTAAAAATGGTTCATACCGTGTGGGGTAGAAACGATAATTACCTTTGTAGATTGACCAGATGAAATAGTAGGATAAACAGAAGCGAAGAACTCGTCAGCAATATGGTTAGGAATAAACGCAAATTCGTCTAGGAATATAATATTGTAAGAACCACCACGTACCGCAGAGGCAGAAGTAGAAGCAGCAATAATTTTTGAGCCATTTTCTAACTCCATAGATCGTTTGTTCCAGGCAATAATGCCTTGTTGCATCCACTTTGGAAGGTTTTCATAAGCAAGTTGCAATCTGCTTAGCAGATCTCCAGCAGTAGACGCTTTGTTTGCTAGAATAGCTATATTAACATTGTCGTTAAAGACTGCATAATGTAACAAATATGAAACACAAGTTGTAGATTTACCTGTCTGACGAGGCATCTTACAAATATTAAATCGGTGAGCATGGAAGTTCCTAATGAGTTTTTCCTGGAAAGGATACATCTCAAAAGGAACTAGACCATGATCAAGAGAAACAATTTTAATATAGTTTCTAGCAAAATAAACTGGATCCTGTTTACATTTAAGAAACTCAAGAATTTGTTCTTCAGTAAACTCAATTGCAGTATTTGCTTTTTTTAAATTAGGATTACCAAGATATACATCATTTGCCATAAAATATTAACAATTCCATTTGCGAAGAGATAATGCTTTCCTTGTTGGACGACCCTTTTCATCTTTCATAGGACCAGGATTTCCTCCCATCCTTGCACAAAAAGATTTTCTTCTTTTTGCTGCTTTTGAATTTGGATTTAATTTTGATGGTGGTGTAGTGACTGGTGCTTTGAGATCACTACCAGGATTTTCTCTTTCGTAAGATTTTCTTCCTTTCTCGTTTAATCCACCCTCTTTATTTTTTCCTTCTTTACGTTGCCATGCTGCGACTTCAGTTACTGTTTCCTCCTCATTGCTGATGCTATTGTTAGAGATCTTCCTAAAATCACTAAAAGAAAGTAGTTGTCGTGCGTCATAGCTCTCCTTTGCAGCAGTCTTCCATCCGCCACCTTTGGATTTGTACCATTTGGCAGCCCATCCATTGGCATAAGCGGATGGATATACGTCAAACTTTGCTCTTGCCTGTGCTTTTGCTTTAGACCATAGAGAAGGATTTGTTGGAACATTCTTCTCCATAATATATTCTTCTCTTGGTTCATACATTGAAGCAAAACCACCAGCAGTAGTTTTTATTGCGGATTTTGCAGTTTCACCTGCTTTCTTTAATCCTTTTTTCCAATCTGGTTCTTTTGCCTTTTTTGCATCCAAAGGTTCTTTTTCAGTATCTCCTGGAACTTTTGGTGCTACTTTAGTAATATCTTTAACTTTTGAACCTACTTTTTGTACTCCAGTTTTTAATGCTTGTCCTGCTTTTGCAACACCTTGTCCAACTTTAGATACAGCTGCAACTCCCCTTACAATTGGAGCTGCTAATGCGATCATTTCATCAAGTTCAGTTTCTTCTGGAACACAATTAGGAACCATTCTTTTACCCTTCTTCTTCATTCCAACTTGCTTATATCCTTTCCAGCACGCTTCCATAAACTGCTCTACAGTCTTGACTTGAGAAGATGGATGTGCTTGTCCAGCAAGTTTTAAGAGTTTGATTTTTAGATCTGGTGTTTTTGCTGCCATTGCAGTATTTACTCTACGATCAAACTTCTGATATTCTTGTGCATCTTGCTCATTAATTTTGTTGGATGACATAATTGGTTTTCCTCCTTTTCCTGAACGATCTGCTACTGGATCTTCTTTACGTTTTCTTTTCACTGCAGAAGCAATTTCGTCCTTTGACATTTTTGCTGCTTTTTCTTTAGATAAACATTTTGGTTTTGGTTCACCAGGTTCACGAGCACATTTACCAATTCTTTCACCTTTTGTATTATATCTATCCCATCCACCACCACCAACTCCACCTTCACCACCTTTACCAAACCACTTTCTCAAATCTTCTTTAACAGAATATGATGCAGCAGCATCCATGTTATGGTCAGTATCAGTAATCTTAGCTTGAACCCAAGCAGGAATATTCTTCTCCTTCTTGCCAAGTCTTGCTTTTAGTTTTTTAGCATTAGCAATAGTCTTATCAAGTTGACTATTTGCCATTGAAACTTCGTGATCTTTCACACTAAAAACTGACTACTACTTATCATTATTTAGAAACCCTTGCTTTAGCATCTTTTGAAGATCTGCTGTTGATCCAACAAACAGTGCATTATTGACTGTTTTTGGACCATTGCTTTGTGGTTTTTCAATGTCTTTCATTTTCTTTTGCAGTTCAAGTAACTTGTCAGTTACATCACCAACAGACTTTATTAATTGTCCTGCAACTTCAAATGCTCTTGGATGTTGACTATCTTGAGCTAATTCAAGTATTCCACTAACTGCTTCTTGACCCTTTTCAATCAGAGTATATAACTGTGCTCTACTATATTCATAATCTTTTTGAGGATCATCGGGAGTTTCTATTGGTGGTTTTTCTTTGACAGTCTCCACCATCTCCGCTTTTATATCAAGCGCCTTATCAATAGCATCAAACGTATTTTCCATTCTTTATACATCACTTCCCTGACTTGAACTAAACGATTTAAAATCTTGGAAGAATGTTCTAGTTTCATTGAAACCAAAATCATCATCAGGATCAATCAATGCATCATCATCAATTGTAATGCGATCAACTTTATCTCCACTATAATGTTCTTGAATTGATGAACCATATTGCCCTCTTGCAACAATAATATTAGTTCCATCAATCTCTTCAATTCGCATTACTTCCTCATTAACTTGAATATACTTTCTAACTTCTAATGAAGCAGAACTTGTAACTTTCATTAATGTCTTAGAAGTTTCTAGTGTTGCTGTCAATGTAGTTGTTTGATCATTATTGTAATCTTTTGTTGCCGCAGGAGTTGCAACATATCTAACTTCTCTTGGAGCTCTGATTGCTGAAGAGTAATCAATCTGAACACGTTTAATGATGCCACCACTTTCATCAGTTGGTAGTTCACTATAGAAGTATACTTTTGCTGTAAAATCTAAATCATATTGAATATATCTTCTCTTATCAAAACTACCTTCATATTCATCTCTAAATGAAATGTTATTTAAAGTAAATGGAATATCTCTTACTTCATTAATTTCATCGATCAGTTTAACTGAAACTGAATATGATGGTTGAAAGAATGGTAAAATTTGTTCTAAAATTTGTAAACTATCGTCTTGTAGTTTAGATGCAAAACTCAATCTAAATCCAATATCATATGGAACTGGCATGAAAACTTTTTTAATTTTGTTTCCTTCCACACCACAAAACTTAGTGATTGGTGATGCTTTTCTTGATGGATCGTAACGATACGATATAATTTCAAATGCTAGTCTTGGTAGAGTAATTGCAACAGTTCTTTCAAAATTTGGTTGCTGTTCAACTCTTGCTAAGAACTTTTGAATTGGACCATAAGCAATTGGAACTTTGATAATACTCAGAGTTTGATCTGTGTCATCTGCTTTGTGTTTAATTTCGATATTATTAAACAGTGTGCCAAAAGCAATAACTGTCTTCCTAATAATTTCGTGGTAAAAATATGTTCCTAGCATTCGTTACACCTCACCAAATGGATTATTTTCTGAGAAATCAAGAATAGTGCTCGCTGCAGACTGAATTTCTTGATTTTGCTCAAACGGATCATCGTCATCATAGTTGATTGTATTTAGGATGTATGCAACACTACCATATGTTGTTCCTGCGCCAATGATCATTTCACCTGGAGCAAATTTACCAGTCAAACTGCGTGCCCTCATTGTTAGAGTTGGTTTATCCCAAGATGCTGCAATTGCTGTTGTACCAGTAGAAACTCCCCTGATAATATCTCCAAACTGATATGTTCCTACACCAATAGTTCCTGCAGCAGATACTGTAATCGTTGGTACTTGCGTATATCCATAACCAGCATTGATAATTCTGATTGCAGATAGATTATTTTGCGTATTGAGAACTGCAGTTCCAATAGCGGTAACTCCACCAGAAGGTGCAGCAGTGAATGTAATTGTTGGTGGTAAGACATAGTTTTGACCACCAGTAGTTATTGTTACAACTCCAACTGAACCAGTAGTTCCAATACCTGCTACTGCAATTGCTCCAGTTCCATTTCCATCTGTAGGAATAATTTGAACTGTTGGTATTGTTGTATATCCATATCCAGTATTTGTAACATAAATCGCTTGTAGCGATCTTGTACCACTACTATTTTCTGTAGTAATTGCAACTGCTTGTGCTGTTCTACCTATACCTGGAGGAGCAATTCTAACTGTAGGATCTGCAGTATATCCTGTTCCTTCGTTGAGAATAGTAATTGCATGAACACCACCATTAACTAGAGATGTAAATGCAGCAGCAGTTGATCCAATACCAACAAAAGTGAGAGTTGCATTGTATCCAAAAGATGCAAATTCATCATCAATATCACTAATTTGAGTATCAAGAATTTCATCTTCATACTCAAATATTTCACACTTCAAGAGGTATGTGTAATTTTTTTGTAATTGGAAGAATACTGGTTGATCATTTTCAACAAATTTAATTTCGAAAAGAGTATCTGATAAAGGAAAATAAATTAAGTCTCCTTCTAAGGGTCTTTTTGGATTGTCTGATAATTCAACAATTGCTTCATATAAAGGACCAATACCATCATCAAATCTTCTCTGCGAAATAACAATTTGCATTTCTGCAGTGGTTCTAACACCAAACTTTGACAGTATGTTTGAAGGATCTGCAAATCCCTCATAATTTTGAATATATCCTTCAATTGGAAAAGATCTAGTAAACTTTGAAGTCGAAACTTCACGCATTATAGTTTTAGTGTTTACAAAAATTCTTGGTAAGTAAATAAATTCTATCCCATGAATTTTGATATGTTCATCTATTAACTCTTGAACAAGAGTTTGTTCACCTTTAGTGCCTTGAGTAAAAAATGGATTTAACATTATCCAATAAGATCTAAAGGTGGAAGTTCGTAGTCATATGTCATACGCTCTTCAAGTTTTTCTATATCTCTTACAGCATCTTCATAAATTTCTCTTCCATTTAATTCAACTCCACCTGGAAGTTTTACTCCTCTAAACTTAATGAGGTTTTGACCCCATTGTCTTTTCATAAGAAGAGTAAAATACTTTTTCAAGAAGGGATCATTATAAACTTTTGTAAACTCATTAGGATTTAAAACCCTATAGCACTGAATAATAATATAGTCATCAACTTTAATACTACTATAATCAGTATCTAAGTATAATCTATTTTGTCTTCTATTAAATCTAATTTGCTTATCTGGGTGCAAAATAAAATCAATATCTTCTAGATATCTCTTTGTCATTGTGTAATTTAAAAGTTCAGTTGAACTAAACCAATAAATTTCGTTGAGAAATAATTGGTAGTTTACACTAAACATATTTGTGCTGATTGCGCGATTATCTAATTTCCATACGCGCTCAATACCAATAACCGCATCTGGGATTTGGATAAAGTTTTGATTTTCTTCAAAAGAAAATGTTGTTGTTCCTATACCAGTAATATTAGCTGTTCCTGAAGTTGTTGTTATACCAATAGATTTACTAGATCCTCTTGCTTGAATTGCATCCAAAAATGGTTGCGTAACTTTATGTTTCAAATACATCAGTTCGACACCATCCATGTGTCTATTCTGATACATTTGAATAGCATCATCCATCAAGTCTTCAATCTGCTCATCAGCGAGATTGATCTCCAATACAGGATATCCTAATTGTCTTTTAGCGTATTCTACTAATTCCTGTCTTGAAGCAGGGTTTGCCATTGATATACCTACTTTTTTCTATTTATTAGGTTCTTGTAATAACAACATCTATTTGATCCCCAGCAGACGCCCCATTTGTTAAAATAATTTTTGGAGATACAATTGTATAATCTACAGATTCTAATTTAACACCATTTAAAAATACTTGAAGATTACTTGAAGTGATAGTTGAACTAGATGGTGTAAATGTTGTTTGACCTTGAGTTGCTGTAAAATAATCCTCTGCGGTATCAGAAACTAAATCAATTTCATCTCCCGCAGTAGCTCCTGAAACTAATTGTACTGAAGAAGATGCTGAATAATCAATACCAGTTCTTAACTTAGATCCATTTAGATAAACTTTAATATTTTCTGAAGTAGAAAATGAACCACTAAGAGAAAATTGTGTTTGATTTTGAGTTGCTGTAAAATACTCTTCGTCTAAAGTATATCCAAATGATACAACAGAATTTAATCTATCATTGACTTTAAGACCTTCTACTAAAGTTATAGTAGTTGGTTCAGTTAAAGTAAAATCTGTAGTTTCTCTTAATTTTATTCCATTTGCAAAAACTTGTACAGATCTATTTGTAAAATTTTGCGATGATGTGAATGTTGTTTGACCTTGTGTTGCTGTAAAATATTGATCAGAAATACTACTAGATGATCCAACGGTGCTAGTAGAACTAGTAAAATATAAATTACCATTTCCATCTGTAGCAAGAGATTGACCAGTTGTTCCGTCAGAAGTTGGAAATGTAAATCCACTAATAGTCGAAACACCAGTAGTTTTAATATTTCCAGTTATTATTGCTGTTGAGGTAGTAACACCAGAAATAAATGCATTACCAACAACTGAAAATTTTGATGTTGGTAAAGTGCTTCCAACACCTACATTACCTTCAGTAAAAAATGTGTTATAAGTATTTGTTCCAGTTCCAACAGACCATGGATTAATAACAATTACTGTTGTGCCAACACCAACTGAAGATTGATCTCTTTCGGTATATATTTTTCCATCAAAAGTATTGATAGCTAACTCACCAAGATCCAGCTGCGTTACTGTAGGAATTTTCCCAGATACCGCTGATCTTTTTACCTTGATTGTTGGATTTGCCATTTACAAAAAATAAAAAATCTGCTATAAAGCAGAGACTTTTTCCATTCATTTAATCGCCGCCAGAACTAGTATATACTCTCTTTACGGAAGATTGATTAGATTGAATTTATGTCTCTAAGTTGGTATTATTTATATACTAAAATTCACCAGCATCTGGTTTTTTTGTAATTTTTTTAGGAATTTGTTCTTGCAATTGTTGCTGTAAATTATTAATTATTTCTTGTTGTACTAAAGTCTTTGCTTCAAGTGCAATTGCTTGTGCATATGCATCAGTTAGTCTTCTTTGATAAACACCGACCAATACTTTTAATTCTTGTTCATTCATAGATATAAAAAAAGGGAGTTTCTAACTCCCCCTATTTATTTGATTTTAATTAGGATCAGAACAATCCACCATCGATTGTAATGTTCTCAAGAGATCTTGTAGTACCACTGCAAGAAATTACTTGAGAAGCACCAGCGCAATCATTTAGGAACAATGAACCAATTTCCAATCCAGCAAACGTAGATGCTGTTAGAACTCCACTACTTTCGCTTACATCACTTGCTGCAACCATTCTGCTTACCGAATCATCCCAGTAGAATGCGGCTTTCTTAGCAGATGATGTGAAGTAATTCATTACAATACCAACATCTTTGTTGGTGTCTGATGCTGGAGCAGATCCATCAATTACTTGAAGTTCTAATAATGTATCCTCAACAGTCATTGTGACTGTATTGATTTGAGTTGTCGTTCCGTTAACTGTTAGGTCACCAGTTACAACAACGTTACCACCAACATTTAAGTTTCCTCCAAATGTAGATGCTGCAGAAACATTAGCACCACCAGTTACACGTAATCCAGCACCAGAACTGAATGTTAAGTTTGAATTATCTTCAAGAGAACCACTTGTTCCAGCAAGAACAACACGACCTGCAGTTAAATCAGAAACTGTTGCGGAAGAAAGAACTGTTTCGCCACCAGAAACATCTAAACCACCGTTTAGATCAGTTGCTCCAGAAACCGTTAGACCAGCACCTACTGTTGCTGTAGTTGCCTTTAGTGTTGCAATAGTACCAATACCAGAAGTATTGATATTGCCAGTAAATCCACCGTTAGCAGTGATATTAGTAAAGGTTGCTGTTGTTCCACTTAGAGTTGGAATTGTAGCAGCAGCAGATACGTTTACTGTAGTTGCTTGTAAGAACGAAGCAGTAGAAACTCCAGTTGAATTAAGGTTTCCAGTTACATTACCTGTCAGGTTTCCAGAGAAACCACCAGTTGAAGTTGTAACACCAGAAACATTTATTTGCTGTGACTGTAAAGTTCCAAAGACGGTTGCACCGTATCCTGTGGTTTCAAACTTCTTGGAGCTATCGTGATAAAGCTCTACTGCACCATCTGGAATAAATCTTGCAAGGTTCTCACCACTACCAAAGATTACATCATTTTTACTGAAAACAATGCTTCCACCTGCGGTTTCAACCGCAAGTCCAATAATGCTAGATGAAGTGACATTAGAAATAATTCTATTGCGATCAAATGGAGCTCCAGATGCTGTATGAACAATTTTTAAATCGTCAGAAGCACCCAATCTAATTTCATCTTGATCTCCAAAACTTGCATGACCCTGGAATACAGCATTTCCTACAAAAGTAGAAAGTCCAGAAACATTAATTGAAGAAGCATTAACTTCACCAGTTAAGTTACCCGTAACATTACCTGTTAAAGGACCAGAGAACGAAGATGCAGTTACAATGCCTGTATAATTTGCAGTTCCAGTTACTCTTAGACCATTAGCACCAAACGTTAAGTTAGCACTATCTTCAAGAGCACCACTTGTTCCAGCAAGAACAACACGACCTGAAGTTAGATCTGAAACTGTTGCCGAAGAAAGAACTGTTTCGCCACCAGAAACGTCTAAACCACCATTAAGATCAGTTGCTCCAGTAACCGTTAGACCAGCACCTACGGTTGCTGTAGTTACTTGTAATTGAGAAACTGTACCTAAACCTGTTACATTGATCGCAGGGAAGGTAGCACCGC